ACCAAGCATTAAATACCCAAAGGCATCCCCAACATGAGAGTGTTCGTTCTTGTTTGGCATATCCCTAAAGCGTTCATGCCCTGCACCGATTGATACACGCTTAAAATGATAGCCACCAGCAAGTGATTTCCTTGTCATCTTGCAACTTCTGTTTACAATTAGTCCTGGCTTGCCATTAATCAAACGTTGCATTGGCGCGGCTGCACCTTCTCTACGAACCTTAAAGTCATTAGAGTGTGTCGGTTGAGCGCGTAGTCCTAACGTTCTTAGGTAATCAAATGCAGTCACTTCATAAATAGCATCACGTTGCATACCAGCAGGGTCGCCCCACATCATAATCTGTGCTTTAGGGTATTTAGCATTAAGCTCTGCAAGCAATTGTTGCCCAAACCGTTCAAGGCCCATGTCTTCAGTAACAATCTCATGAAGAATAACCCACCTATTGTTTGGAAGTCTTTGTCCAAGCACCGCTGCTGGTGTTAAACCAAAGTCGACACCGATTTGTAATGGTAATGATTCGTCATACTCAACGTCACCACACATAAGATTGTCATCATACTCAGGCCATACAGGTCTACCTTCTTGTACGTAAGTGTATTTACCTTCAGCGTAACAACGAATCCAGTCTAGGTTCTTACCACCAAGCATTTGTGGGTAGTAACCAGCAGGTAAGTTGTTTAGGTTTTCTGCTTTGCTATTAACTTTCCACCAGCGACCAGATGCAAAGATATGGTCATTAGCTTCAGGGTTGTCAGGCAAGTCACCAGGGTCAACTTCAATTACACCACCTGGTTGATTAAAGAATGTCCATGCGTAGTTGCCAGTAACCTTTTCTTTTTCAGCCACTCTATGCCACCAGTGGTCATCATCCATTGGATTGGTATCCATAAATACGCCATGCCATTTAGCACCGCCATCACGTTTACTAGGATAGCGCCCAACCCTGTGGGTAAGCCCATCAATTACAGCCTTTGGCAACTCACGCGCCTCATTAACCCACGCCCCTGTTAGTTCTAATGACAACAACTTACGAACGTCTTTAGGTTGGTCAAGAGCAAGGAAGATAACCTCGCAGTCAATGCCAGCAGCATCACCTTTGGCTGGTAAGCGTATATGATGTGTAATCGGTGGAGTCCATAACATAGGACCAAACGTAGCTTCTGGGAAAAGGTCTAGCCATGTCTTAATGGTTGTTGTCTTCAGCATAGGATAACTGTTACGCACTACTGCAAACCTAGAATATCTAACGTTATCAATAGGCGATGCAGTTTGCTCTAATGCTTTAATAAATATTTTGGCACAACAAGCATACGATTTTCCACTGTTATGGTGAATAGCTCCATCTATAGTTACATAGTTGTTGGTGTCTAATACTTGCAAGTCCCAATAAGATTCCTTGACAGTCATTCTTTCTATTGATAGAATAGCCCTTTTGGGTGAGGTCAATACTAATGAACGAGAATACAAAGATGATAATTTCTTTAGCCAACGGGGTTCGCTCTTCGTCTGACATTGCTGAGATTGTTGGTCTATCGAGGCGTTATGTTCGAAAGGTAATGTTAAATAAGAATCTGTCACGACTTTCAAAAGGTGCAAGAGTTGGTCAATATAACAACCAATACGTTTGCGGTAGACGGATTGACTCGTCTGGGTATGCTTTAGTGACTGCCCCGATTGAACATCCTTATGCAAGGCAGAGGACTGATAGGAAAGGGAAGTTGATTTACGAGCATCGCTTAATAATGGAAGAAAAACTTGGCCGATACCTTCTTCCGACAGAAGTAGTTGACCATATTGACGGACTGACCTTGCATAACTCTCCAGACAATCTACGGATTTTTGCATCAAACGGGGAACACCTGCGTGCAACTCGTGCTGGGAAGAAGCCAAACTGGTCAGTATTGGGTCTGTGTCGCATGACTTCAACTCGCGTCCAGCTTGAAGCGTCTGAACCTGTTGATATGAGCCGTCTTCGCAAAGAACAAGGTGATTCGCGGCTGCAACAAATTCTCCGTTTGGCGTTACAACTCGGTACAGATAGTCGATTCCTTTCTGGAACGAGCTACCACACCAAGAAAGTTGGAATTGACATGTCTTGTCGTTCCACGATAGAACTTGCATTGGTCGGTCTATATCGCAAATACGCATAGGACCATGCTCTGTAATTATCATGGTGTCTGGTGCAACGCATCCTACCGGGCCCATTAGTCCTTGCACGAAGTCATTGTTCTGCACAAACTTATATACGATTGGCGACTTGCTAAAGTTTAGCGTGATGCCATCAAAAGATACTTCTTTGGTACTGCGTTCTTTAGTCTTCGCCATCTAATGCCTCTACGTCTATAGGTTCTGGAGCTACTATGTTGACACCGATGACTGATGGCTTGTCTGACTCTGCTTGCTGGTCTAGTAATCCAGATGCTTTAGCTAGTAGGCGAAGTACGCCAACCTTGTCAAACAATTCAATATCTAATGTTGCTGTAGGATTACCTTCTTTGTCGTACCTTGTAGTCGACTTAATACTTTTAATTGCTTGTAGTGCGTGCTCAGGAATGTCTTTAGACGCTCTTACTTTAATGTTTCCATCTTCATCCCAGCTCATAATGTCCGTTAGTTTTGTATTAGCCATGCTTAACAGCGCATAGGACACAGCTTCACGGTTAGCTTCCAGTGTTGCAGAACGCTCTAGTGTTCTCTGGATAGTACGAACGCCACCATAGTTTTTAAGTGATGGTATTCGTTTAATCTTTCTGTTGTCTTCTTGTTCAGCCATTTATTTCCTCTATCACTACAACAGCAGCACCACCCTTACAGGCTTTGCCACGGACAATATGTAAATCATCTACTTGCGAATCGTCTTCATATACTCCAGCATCCATGAGTGCATCCAAAATAGCCTTAAGCAGATTATCAATATCAAAAATCCTACGGCTACGAGGGCATATAACAATGTCCATGCGCAACCTAGCAATGCCAAGTTTAGGAATTTTGTTGTTAATGACATAATTCTGTACAGCCGCTTTAAAATCCATACCAGCTTTTGAAATAAAACGTCGTTTCCCATTAGCTCTCCAATAAGTATTTACAGATGGTGGATAAGGTAAGGTAAGTATCATACGTTAAGAGCATCAAGTTTGGCATTAAGGTCGAACCTATTATATTCCTTTAAATAAACTTTTAATGCTTGGTTGATAATGTGTGCACGAGGCATTTCTTTATCTACATGAGCAGCATCTAACAAAGCTCTAGTCTTTGGGGTTAATCTTACCAAGAAAGTCTTGTAATCATTAGCAGCCATAGTCTTCTCCTTTTAAATCATTTACTGTTTGGTATTGGCGTTTAATCAAGTATATGTGAGTCGCATAAGACACACCCTTCATTTTAAAGGTTACTAGCATGCCTAAAGAAAGAACAACCGCCACAACACCAATAACAGCAAAAATTGTTGTAATTATGTTAATCATTATATTATCCTTATATCTAAAGTATAGCTTAGTCTAACATAAGTTCTTGTAAAAATACAATAGGGGTGTATAATAATTAATACGGGGCCATTACCCAGCCCTTGCAAATGTAGCTACGACAGATGCAGATAAACATAGTGAATGGTAGAGTTCTCCTTTAAAGCTAGTAAGTATCTAGCAAGTACATCGGGACTGTGAACTGCCAGAGGCATAAATGATAAGCCTTAACTTAGATAAACGAGAGTAGCCACCTTATGGTGTTTTCCAAATAAATCTTTTTTTATTCGGGTTAGGTTCTATACACTCTTCAAATGACGAACAAACTTCCAAAACAAATACCAGTTAGTACAAAGATAATCTGGCCACTAATAACATTCCCACAAAAAAGTAACGAAAAATTGCTTCAGGTCCCCCTACGGTAGGCGGAGGGGTGGGGGGCAAAGGGGTCGCTTCTCTGAGCGGCCGCATGATACTCTTTCTTCTACGCGCACCCCTGGTTACGCAATTTCTACTGGCACTCCCAAGCTAGATAAGCCTTTTGCGTTCGCACCTGCATGAGGCCTGTACCTTAAATGCTGAGATTATCGCAGCTTCAGTTGCACCGATAGTAATGAGAGACTCAAGCTTGAGCAAGTCTGCATCATTCTTTATATACTGCGACACAGCTAGTAACGCCTCTTCAAATGTTATCCCTGTATCACTACCTGTCTGCTTGATATCTTTCTGCTTTGCTGCTACCTTAACCGCTTCTTTCTTTACTGCTCTTTTCATAGTCTCTTCTTCCCGATTGATGATTGATTCTATTGATATACCGCTGTTACTTTCCTGAGTTCTTAAGTCGATTTCTTCGTCATATATCACCCTCTTAAGACTTCCACGTAAAGCCGTGTACCCTTTTCTTACTTGTTCAAAGTATCCTAGCTTTTCCAGCTTCTTCAGTGTCCTGGACACGTTCGGTGTCGTAACGCCACGTAGTTTAGCAATTGTAAAGTGCGAAACGAAAGTGAAACCGTTCGGGCTACAGTAGGAACACAGTCCTATTAAATTGATGATGTCGCCACGTGTCAGTCTTTTATCGTGCATGGCTCTTAGCGGGATTACACTGAAGCGCCTAGCGTCTGGCTTCTTTTCTTTTAAGTCTATACTTGGCTTTGCTGGTATCTTGAACGGTATCATATATTACATTTTAGCATTTAATTGAAATTAATTGAAATTAGTGCTTGACATCGGTTTTAATGCCGTGCTAAGGTGCAGTTATTCCATCGCGGAATACTACAATTAACTACACTATATAGGAATTATTATCATGAACTCATTAATAAAATTAACAATT